AACGGCCTAGTCTTGGTTGAGGTTGTGAACCCTCCAACAGCGTTGGTCATAAATTGTCCTTGAGATGCATCTATAAATTCATGAGTGCCTTTAATTGAGTAATAAAGATTTTCGTAACCGAGAGTAACTAGTTTTTCAAAAACCGAAATGCCGATTCCATTGTTTTCTACAACCAGAAGGCATTTGCCATACTCCATTCCTGCTGAATAAAGCATTTGCGAATACATATCTAAGGTTGGCTTTCCTTGATACTCTGCGACAATTTCCATTGTTGCTACATTAAGCACATGAAAAACAGAGTTATCAGCCCCATCGCCTCTAGCAACATCGGCAACGAGCAAATAAGAGCTGCCCTCTTGGTACTTTTCCCATATCCAAAAATTTCTATCATATCCTGTCCTATAAGTTGGTTCTACTATTTCTGACTGTAGCCATGCAATATCATTCGGGTGTATAACCGTATCACCAGATGTATTGAAGTTACATTCTAATTCTTGTGCGATTTGTCTCCGAGACATGTTCTTGGTCTCTTTTTTAAACCATGCCTGATCTCTCTCCGGATGAACATCCCATGGGAGGTTTACCGGTTTAAAGTCTGATTCTCCATTGTCCGCAGTCACATATGTTTTATGAAACCAGTTTCCTACACCGTTTGGAGTTGAAAGAGCAATGCAGCGACCACCTGTTGATAGTGTGGGATAAAGACCTGTCCATAAATCATCAAGTCCGTCAATGTGAGCAGCCTCATCAATAATAAGAAGAGACAATGCTTCCGAACGACCAGCGTCTCCGGATGTTGAAGCGGCTTTGATTTGAGATCCGTTAGAAAGCTCAAACGATGTTCTGTTGTCAACTTTAATCTTGGAGACTCGCATCCAGTCTGGAAGGTACTGCATAATGTTTTTTACTTTCTTAACAAGATTTGCTGCTGTGGAAAACTTGGTTGCGATCACGAGAATGTTCTTGTCTCGGTGAAATAACATAAACCAAACAGCATAAGCAGCGGAGATCGTTGAGATCCCAAGCTGTCTTGCTTTTAGAATTACAGTAAAACGAAAATCGTTGAAGTCGTTGATCAAATCATCTTGATAAGGATAAGTCTTAAAAGGAATAAGTCCGTGCATAGGATGCGAAATACGACAGTAATTATTTATGAAGTATTGCGGATCTTTGCCGGACTTAACAATTTCCTTTATTATGTCTTTCTTTGAAAGAGCAAAAGCCATTATTTTTTCTCGTTGTCACCTTTCTTGATGAACTCGTTGGTGGGGCGCTTTGCGGCTTTGAAGCTTTCAATAAACTTTCGTGTAATTGCTCTATTATCTTCAACAGCAGGATCAAGAATTGGCTCTTCTTTTACTTTACTGATCTTGTAATGTTGATAAGCCTGAACGAATGTTCGTACACGGGATGTTGATTGAACCAAAACCTTGACTTCACCTTGTTTAGTAAGAGTCACGGAGTTACCTGTGATAGCTTTATATTCTTTTTGGAGAAACTTTTTAATCTCGTTAAGTTGTCTCTCAATATCCTGCTCAAATTTTCCAGCGTATACTTCTTTAAGACGGACATCTGATTGGTAATTAATGATGATGCAGTTAGAATAAAACTTAACAGAAAAGCCATCGTTAACTCTTTTATCCATAATTGGGCACCCTTCTTCTCGGCGCAAACCAACTTGTCGCGCTTGACCATCAAGAGAAAATCTCTCATCGTGGGCGCCATCATAAGCGTTTGCAGCGGCTTGTGCTAAGCCTTGTATAATCTCTAATGTTGTTGATTCAGCCATTTTTAGGTCTCCATCCTGTTTTCCAGCGTTCTTCACGCCCTTCAACCCATTGAATGTAACATTTTTCACAACAATCAAACTTGGACATATACACATCATCGTTAGATTTAAATGAATAAACATTACATACAGGACAAGAACGTTTAGAATTCTTTGTAATTAGTTTCTTTGGGATAAAAACCCCATTTATCTCATCTTCGTCATTCATCCCAGACTCATCATATTTATAAAAGTCTTTGAGTTCTGCAAGATATTCTTTTTCTTTTTCGTCATCCCATCCTTTCTTGGGATGTTGAACGGCTTCTTCGCCGTATTTCTCCGCAATTGCTTTTTCTATTTTAATTGCGTAGTTTGGGTCTTTATTCTTCACTGTGTTAATCCGGGTTTAACTGCGTACATAATGGCAATTGACATTCCAGCTCCAATAACGAAGCCACCAACGACAGGCAAAATACTATTTGTTGGTTTCAATTGTTTTATATGTTCGTCTTGTAATATAATTAGTTCGTTAAGCTTCTTGATCTCTGCATCTGTCTGAACTTTTAAAACATCGTAGCGATACTTCTCTTCTATTCTCAGATTGTTAAGTTGAAACTCTGTTTTGGCTTCACATATTAAATCCTTAGTAGCTGCTTCTTCGACAAGTATTCTCATTGCTGCTTCATTCAATAGACGGCCATCCCACGGAACAGTTTCACCAGTCTTCATTTCTTTGTATTTTGGTTCTTCCGCAAACAGAAGAGGTAGCAGGAAAATCATTCTTCTTTCTCAATACCTTTTGACTTTAAAAAGTCATCGGTGTCAACCCTCTTTGCGTCCTCTAAAATCTTTGCCTTTTTTTCTTCATAATCTATAACGTTTTGGACCAAGGAGGCGTGTGTTCGATCGGCAAGGTCTTCTATGCCCTCTACTACTTCTTCTCGCTGTTCTTTCTCTAAATCTTTCCATTTCTCATAGAATTTTACTTGTTGTTGTTTAGCGTCTTTTGACCGACCAAGAAGGTAAAAAGCAATGGCCGTGACAAGCATCACGATCCACTGCCAATATTTTACGACAAAGTTTTTAATTTTTGTCCACCAAAGCATTAAATTTCGTCCGTAGCATCAGTTTTATCCATTACATCATTGATAAGAGAGATGAGAATTTCTTCGCTTTGAATGTCTGGATGTCCAGCCGCCCATTTCCCCAATTCCTTTCTAACTTCTTGTTCTGGGATTTCTTCGCCGTTAGCTAGAAAGCCGCCGCCGAGATAACCATCATAGTGATCTTCCATTTGCCCTTTTATCATTTTATAAGTTTCATCTTCTGTGTTGACTTGTGAGCCGCCCATACCAAGTGAGCCGCCGTAATAACCAGCTTTATTACCCATCATGTTTTCTTTCAATTGTTTTCGAATCATTTCTTTTAAAACTTTTGCCGTTAATTTCATTTTTTTACCCTTTCCAAACTTTAGCTACATCTATAGCGGATTGGCCACCGATATACATAGAGGCAATCATCGCCCAAGTATCAGGATCAAGTCCAGACCAGATAAGAAGTCCAGTTGCACACATAAACACAAGAAGCTTCCGAGAAACCGCTTTACTTAGAACAGCATCCAAAGCACCGCCTTTTACATGTGTACATTCCTGATCGCAATCATGCTCATGACATTTACAATCACAATCCTCACAGCAATCACACTTTTGTTTTTCGTTTTCCATCTTATTTCTCCTTAAGTAATAATATTGTAACATAAAAAAACCTATTTAGCTTTTACACTAAATAGGTCGTTATTGGTTAAATGTTTACTTTTGCATAGCCATCAATTTTATCAATGTCTATCGTCATGTCTACCACATCTTTTAAATGATCAAGGTGAGAGATAATCAAGACAGTCTTAAATTGACTCTTTATCATCTGTAATAACCTTGTAAAGCCCTCCATATGCTCTTGATCTAGTGCCGTTGCCGGTTCGTCAAGAATAAAGATTTGTGACTTCGGAAGATTGGTTATCGCAATCATCGCTAGACGGATAGCCATTGAAGCAATTGTCTTTTCTGCTCCTGATCCCATAGATAATGGTCGCGGTGCATAGTTTGGATGTTTAATTGAGATTTCAAGCTTATTGGCTGTGTTCTCAAAGAATACTTCAAACTCAACAATGTTAGCTAAGATCTTCGCAATCTCTTGATTGATAATCGGCAACTTCTGCTGAATGATCTCATATGAAATTCCATTGGGATGCATGCAAGTTGTGTAGATATCATAAGCACGATATTCATTCATAACATCTTTGTATTCGTTCTTCTCCTCATAGATGGAGCGAATCATTTCTTTTGTTGTTGCTTCTTCAATAAGATACTCTTTAGTAAGAGCATCGCACTTCTTAAGCAAACCTTTGTTTTCCTTGATCTTCTTCTCAACAGCTTTCTGTTCTCCGAACAATTGCTCCTTGTTCTCAATAGCTTGACGATTATCTTCATAATCTTTTGCTTTTGCTTCAAGAGTTTCAATTTCATTTGCTAGCAGAGCAATTGTTGCTTCATTGCCTTTAATAGACATTTTGCTTCTCTCTAGGCTTAGGCATGCAACATCATATTCTTCATTGAGTTCTTTAAATTTCTCAATATTTCTCTCTATAGACTCAACTCCATAGTCTTCATATTTAAGTCTCGCAGCATCCAATGAATCACCAAGATCAGCTAAAAGGTTCATGTTGTGCGGCAAGTCTGCTTTTGCTTTTTCTGCTTGTTTGACAAACTCGTTATCACAGCAAAAATTACAATTTGGATCGTACTCATGAGTGTGGAGCAAAGATGCAGTTTTGTCTAGATTTTTCACAACCATCTTCTGGTGACGAAGTTGCTGTTCAAATCCTTTAACAAGGTCCTGTTGATGCTTTGCTTGTTTTTGCAAATGCTGTAGGCGACCAAAATTATCATAATCAAGCTCTTTTACACCAGCAGCCATGTATTTTTCAAGACTATCTACATTCTCTAGATTAGCTAGATTCTGAGAAAGAAGACCTGTCTTCTTCACTCTCTTAAAAGCTATCTCTTGGAGAACTTCATTGATATTCACAATCTCCGCAGGAATTGCGTTAATTGTTTTGTTTATCTCCGTAAGCTCAGCTTGATGTTTTTCAATTGAACAATTGTAAAGTTTACACTTATCTATCTGCTCATCAATGTCTCTTTGGATATCTTGAAGAAGATCATTCTTTTTCATTATTTGTTCTTCAAACTTCTTGCTTTCCATTCGTTTAATAACTCCACGAAGGTCAGCAGCGTCTTTACGAGCCAACTTATACTTCTGATCAAAGATTTGTAGGTCCAAAAATTTGGCTATAATCTCTTTTCTTTTAGTGGAACCTTCTCGGAGGAATGCCATTGAGTCCATTTGAGAAGCCATAGAGGTTAAAAGGAAGTCATCAATCGTTCCAAAGTGCTTACGAATGTTCGCATCGGTCTCATTACGAGTTGTGCCATTTTTAGAATCTAAAACGCCGCCAGTTGTTTTGGTGAAGTCTAGATCCACCTTTGCTTCATAAGTCTCTTTACCTTTGGATTTCTTAGTGTATTTGTTAAGATTTCGGGTAATCTGAAAGGAATCATGACCAGCTTCTAATTTTATCTTACATTTTGCGAAGTCTTTGTTTTGATTAATTATGTGGACGTTCTTTCGTTCTCCTTTCGAAGTTGTGTTAAAAAGACTATATAACACACTGTCGATAATAGAAGACTTTCCTGAATAGTTTTTACCAAAGATTCCGACAAGTCCGGATAGCTTTTCAAAATTAACTCTATTCTTTTCACCGTAGTTGAAGAGGTTATCCCACTCAATCTCTTTAATTTTCCAAATAACATTTCTAGAAATCTCCTCTGTCTCTTCGACTGTTTGGTTGTATTTTTTATTTAATTCAAGAATCTTAGCCATAACCTCGTCGGTCATGTCAAGGTCTTTGCAGTATTCTCGGATATACTTCTCTTGGATTGTTATATCTCGCAGGTTTTCTGCACCAACAGCTTTACCCAAGAGAGAAGTTGTGGAAGAATTTGTCGTGCCGTTGTTAACAAAAGACACAGAATATGGACTCCACTTCTTTTGACAGTAGTCACACGCAGCTTTCAATTTCATTGGAGAAATATTAGCAGACGCACGAATCCTAAGGCGGCACCCTTTGGGCACAATAGTGTTGGGAACCTGTCCAGTTGATGTAAGGTCAATCGTAATGAATGGTCGTGGATTTGCAATTGAAATGTGCTGACAATCCCAATCAAACTTGTCACGAATGTTCCACATAAGGAAGCCTTTGTTGATAGATTCTCCGAAGTTTTGTTGAACTGTGGAGCCTGCGTATCTCACTCTTCCTTTGAGATCCATCTTTTGTTGCTTGTGAATATCACCAAGCAAAGCAAAGTCAAAATCTTTAAAAATATCCAAAGAGTCTTCACCCTCTTGAATAACGAACCCTTGTGAAGTTTGACATCCATGAATAGAGCCATGATAAAGAGCGATGTTAATAGAGTCTCCATCAGTCGGCTTAATCCAATTTTCTCTATCAAAGACCGATAGAACGTTGAGAGTGATTTCATCATTTACTTTTGTCTCTCCGGAGTTTTTAAGCAGAATTATATTGTCGTGCTCTAGAGCATCTATAATTGGTGTGATCGCATCTTGTCTCGTATCATTCTTTAGGTTACCATCGTGGTTTCCTAATATAATATAAGTAGGAGCAATGTCGCCAAGATTCTGCAGAAACCCAGCGCACATTTGGAAAAACTCGGGTGATAATTGAGTTTTAGTGTGAGCTATGTCTCCTGTGTGTACAATAATGTCTGGAGACATTTGTCGTAATTTTCTGTAAAGATCATCAAATGCGATCTTATATTCGTAATGGTATTTCAAGTTACGAATGTGTGTGTCTGATATATGTGCTATTTTCATATTTCCTCCTCATGATTAGCATATTAATAATATAACATATCCTCCGGGTTTGTCAAGTACTTTTTTCTATTTATTATGTACATAACTTGGGAGGGTTTAATGTGGAATTTTTTATTGGAATCGCTGTTGTTATCATAGGGCTGGCTGCTTTTGAATTATTTGAAGGGTTTGACGCTATGATAAATTTAGATGGAGATGATGAAGAGATCTTTGCTCCGATTGCGGTCTTTTCTCTTCTTGCTTTTGTTGCTGGTCTTTCATATTTTGGATAATTGGCTATAGAAGTTGATCTCATCAAGATCCGGCTCAATGGCTTGGGACATTCTAGAAAGAAACTGTTCTCTGGTCATTGAGCCTACATCTTCTACATTTGCCGTGTCAATAACCTTGATGTCAACATCATATCTAAAAAGAGTCTTAATCATAAAGTCTTGTTTCTTTTTGGCGTCTTCATCTAATGCTAAATAAACCGGCGAGTCATTAAGAACAATGCCTTGAAATAATTTGCTTTCTTCTCGCAATGTTGATCCAAGGATTGGAATGGCGTTCTGTCCGGCTATTATTGCATCAAACAAACCCTCAACCAAAACAATTGGCTCATCCCAATCTACAAACAGCTCATTGAACACAACATTTTTACTGATTGGTGGATTGAGATACTTCATTCTGTGCCCTACGAAAGATCTTGCGATGAAGTAGTTGAGATTGCCTGCGTTGTTAAACGATGGAACAATAATTCTTCCGCCATACCTTCCTTCTGTGCAATAGCCGATCTTCCACATCAGAATCTCTTTCTTGGTTATTCCTCTATCATATAAATAATCTAAAGGTCGCTGAGAAGAAATCGGAAGATGTTTGTTACATAGCGACACAAAACTCGGTGGAAGCTCGGTGACTTGTTCAATCTCCTCATCATTCATCTCCATAAACATCTTGTCAAATTCTGATAGATCCAAACGACCATCAAGCTCAAGCCATTTCTGCTTCTGTTGGTAGGTTCCAAACTTGCGAACAAGACGATATATATTTTTACCGCGTGTATCGCAAACCCAGCATTTAAAAGCGTTAATGCCAAAGTTCACCGACATCTTCTTTTTATGATG